CAATAAGAAGAAATACAACTGGTGTTGTATTTGCTGGAAGAACTAGACTAAGAGGAATTATTCTTGGTGCAGAAAATGCTACAACTGTAGGAGCTGTTACATTAGTTAATGGTGGAACTACAAATATTTACTTTCAAGCAGATGCTCCAGTAGGTGATGTCTTTGCGTTTAATATTCCAGAAGATGGAGTGTTATTCGAAGATGGAATTAGTATCTCTTCATTAACAGGAACTGTAACTGTACTATTAGATAAGTAGGAGGCTAAATGGCTAATACTACTTCAGGAACTTATATCTTTGATAAGAATTTTCAAATCGATGAGATTATTGAAGAGGCTTATGAAAGGATTGGGTTGCAACCTAACGCAGGTTATGATATAAAAACTGCGCGACGATCTCTAAACATTTTATTTCAAGAATGGGCAAACCGTGGTTTGCATTATTGGGAAGTTGCAAATAACTCAATAACTTTAGTAGATGGTCAAGCAACTTATACAATGTATCGTTCGAGTGGTGATGGCACATCCGACGCGACTGCTGTATACGGTGTTGACGATATATTGGAGTGCTCTTATCGGAATGCATCTTCTATAGATACACCTCTTACAAAAATTAATAGATCAGCTTATCAAGCTTTATCAAATAAAACATCTGAAGGACAACCTGTACAATATTTTGTACAAAGATTTATAGACAAGGTTACAATAACTTTATATCTTACTCCAGGCTCATCTGAAGCTGGAAACTTTATTAACTATTATTATGTGAAAAGGATTCAAGATGTTGGAGCTTATACAAACGCAACCGATGTACCTTATAGGTTCGTTCCTTGTATGTGCGCGGGCCTTGCTTATTATTTGGCAATTAAAAAAGCGCCTCAAAGAATCCAAGAATTAAAATTATTATACGAAGATGAATTACAAAGAGCTTTAGCTGAAGACGGTTCTTCATCTAGTTCTTTTATAACTCCAAAAACTTATTATCCAAATGTCTAATTTATCTAAAGGAAAATTTGCAAGAGCGATATCGGATAGATCAGGAATGGAGTTTCCTTATTCTGAAATGGTTACTGAATGGAATGGAGCCTTTGTCCATTATTCAGAGTTCGAGTCTAAACATCCACAACTACAACCTAGAAGGTTCACGGCTGATGGACAAGGATTACCAAAAGCAAGACCCGATAGAGTTGAACCACCAGTATTAATTTTATTACAAACTAATCCTTTTGAAACAATTAAATATTCAGGCAATACTTATATAAATGTTTATTCACCAAATCATAACAGATCTACTGGAGCTGTAGTTAGATTTAGGGGTGCAACAAATCCAACAGGATTTAATAATGTTCCAACATTTGATAATGTTTCAGATATTTCAAATGCATCTGGTTTTACAATTACGGTTGGCAAAATAGATTCAAGTGGTAATATATCTAATACGACAAATTATTTTTATTTCCAAAGTGCTAGTACAGCTACAAATGGAAATGTAAGTGGGGGAGGAAATGGTTGCTCGGCTGGTCCAGTTAACCTACAAGCATAATGACATACGCGGAATTAGTAACAAAGATTAGAGATTATTGTGAAGTAGACTCAAATGTGTTTACATCAACTATCGTTGATGGGTTTATACAAGATGCAGAATTTAGAATTTTAAGAGAAATAGATTCAGATAACAATAGACAATATGCACAAGCAGATATTATTGCAGGTCAAAGATATGTAAATACCCCATTAATTAATGATGAAACATTAGTTATTAGATCAGCACAAATCACTAATGCTAGTGGTGGAGCAGACAATTCTGATAGACAATTTATAGAATATAGAGATACTAGTTTTATCTCTGAGTATAATGGGTCAGGAGCTCAAGGAGTACCTAAATACTACTCATATTGGGATGAAAATACAATTGTATTAGCTCCAACCCCAGATCAAAATTATAACATGCAGATAAATTATATCTTGAAACCTACTCAATTATCAGCTAGTAATACAACAACATACTTAAGTGAACAGTTTCCAAACGGTTTACTGTATGCATGCTTAGTTGAGGCTTATAGTTTTTTAAAGGGTCCAATGGATATGATTCAGTTATATGATAAAAAATATGCTGAAGCAGCTCAAGGATTCTCAATTGAGCAAATGGGTAGACGAAGAAGAGATGAATATCAAGATGGTTCACCTCGTATTCGACAACAAAAATAATTAAGGAGTAATACAAATGGCAATAACACAAGCGGTTGCAAACAGTTTTAAAAAAGAAGTCCTAGAAGGAAAACATGATTTTCAATTTTCTGGTGGTGACAATTTTAAACTTGCTTTGTATGTCTCTACTGCAACATTGAACTCTACTACTACAGCATACACAACTACTGGTGAAGTTTCGGCTTCTGGTCAGTATACAGCAGGTGGTGGAGCTCTAGTAAAACCAAATCCAAGTACTTCAGTTGCATCAGGTGTTGCGATTGTGGACTTCAATGATTTGTCTTTTACTGGTGTAACAATTACAGCTAGAGGTGCATTAATTTACAATACTTCAACTTCCAATGCGGCAGTTGCAGTATTAGATTTTGGTGCGGACAAAACAGCAACTTCAGGAACATTTACAATTCAGTTCCCACCTTTCACAACTTCAGCAGCGATTCTTAGAATTGGTAACGCGTAGGAGGTAACTTCCTATGGCCAGTACTTGGGGCTCGTTAGAATGGGGCGAAGGTAATTTTGGAGAACAAGGTAATATAACTGTACCCGTTACGGGTATAGGTGGGAATCCTATTGCCTGGGGTAATTCAAGTTTTGGTTCAACTTCTTTTGGTGGTACATCAAATTCAATTCCATTAAGTTTATCTGAAGAAACCGTAACTGGTGAAATTAATGCTGGTTGGGGTAGATTAACCTGGGGTGAAAACGCTTGGGGTATACAGGGAGACGTATTAGTTAATGGTGTAGGTCTTGATGTAGGTGCCGGTGTTGGAACTGTAAATGCTGGTGCAGGTGTATTTACAACTGGTGAACAACAAAATTTAAATACAGGAAATGTTCAAGCTTTTGGTTTGGCATTAGTTCCTGTTACAGGTGAACAACAAAATTTAAATACAGGAAATGTATCAGTAGATCTTGTTAGTAATTTCTCATTAACAGGTATTCAATTAAATGTAGATTTAGGGACATTAGATTCTTACAATGAACAAGGTTGGGGTCGAGATGATTGGGGCACTGAAGTTTGGGGTGCTCAAGGTATTTGGGCTTCTGTTGATGTAACAGGAGAAAGTTTAGGAGTATCTTCTGGAGAACAAGAAGCTTGGGGAGAATTAACTTGGGGTACTTATGAATGGGGTGGAATATCAGTTACAGACGTAGATATTTTAACTATTGCATCTCCAACAGGTCAAGAATTAACAGCAACTGAAGGAATAGTAGATCCTAGTCCAGACGCTACAGTTGTAGGTATTGGTTTATCTGCAAGTGTTGCTGTAGGATCAGTTGTTGAAGCTGATGCAAATGTTACAACTACAGGAAATGCATTAGAAATAGCTCAAGGGCAAGCAGAATTAGATGCAGTAACTATTGCAAGTATTACTGGACAACAGCTCAATACTACATTAAATAGTATAGTTGCAGGAGCTTCCGCTTTAGTATTACCAACAGGTTCACAGGCAAATATAGCTCTTGGAAATATAAATATTCAGTCTTGGCAAATTGTTGACACAGGTACAACAGTCAGCTATACTGAGGTTTCTACCGGAACTAGTGTCACTTGGAATAATATTGACACTGCCGCTTAAATTTAGTAAAAATTAACAAATAAGGAATTAAAAATTATGGCATCAAGTTATTCAACAGACCTTAAACTAGAGCTAATGGTTACCGGTGAAAAAGCTGGTTTATGGGGTGACATTACAAACACAAACTTAGTTATTTTACAACAAGCTATCGCTGGTTATGCTGCAGTATCAATTGCAGGCGGTGCAGGTAATACAGATTTAACTTTCACAAACGCTGCGACTTCAGATGGTAAAAATGCAGTATTAGAATTAACAGGAACGATAACAGGAAACAGAACTGTAACAGTTCCAGCAACTGTTACAAATAAAGTTTATGTTATTAAAAACAATACAACAGGTGCTTTCACTGTAACTGTTTTAGTTTCAGGGCAATCAGGTGTAACTTTTTCTGCAACAGATAAAGGCACAAAAATTTTATATATTAATGGAACTGATGTTGTTGATTCAAACATTGGAAAAGTATCGAATGATATTTCTCCATCATTATCGGGTATCTTAGATACAAATGGTAATGACATTGTTATTGATGATGCGGGAGCCATTGAAGATGATTCAAATAATCCATATGTAAGATTTCAAAAAACAGCTTCAGCTGTTAACTACATTGATGTAACTAACCAAGCAACAGGTTCAGGTCCAGCAATTGATGCTGTTGGTTCTGATTCTAATATTGATTTAAATATTTCTCCAAAAGGAATTGGAAGAGTTGTTTTAGGTGCAGGTAAAATTCAACAAACAGCTGAGAAAGTTACAAACTCAGCAACAGCTGCAACTGGTACAGTTAACTATGATGTTATAACTCAAGCAGTATTAAACTACACTTCAGATGCTTCAGGAAACTGGACATTAAATATTAGAGGTGATGGTTCAAACACATTAAATTCAATTATGGACACAGGAGAGTCTTTAACAGTAGCCCACATTGTAAAACAAGGTGGAACTGCATACTACAATTCAGCTGTACAAGTTGATGGTGGTTCGGTTACTCCAGAATGGCAAGGTGGTTCAGCACCTACAGGTGGAAACACTAACTCTCTTGATGTTTATACATATACAGTTATTAAAACTGCAGATGCAACATTTACAGTTTTAGCATCGCAAACACAGTTTGCATAATAGGAGGAAGTTAATACTATGCCAATTATAGGATCATTTGCAGCAGGATCAGCAGGAGGTTTCGGCCAACGTAAAGGAGCTGGCGCAAAAGAATTATCTGAATTAGGAATTATGATTTTAGCCGGTGGCGGCGGTGGAAATGGTTGGACAGGATCAGCCAACGGTGGTGCTGGTGCAGGAGGAATGAGAGTTTTTACTTGTCAAGCTATTACATATACTGAACCTTTACCTGTAGTAATTGGTGCTGGTGGTGCTGGTGGAGCAGCTCCTCCAAGATCAGGTTGTCAAGGTGGAGATACAACATTTAATTGCCTAGCCGCTAGTGGTGGTGGATTTGGTATAAATCCAGGCGGTTCTGGTGGTGGATCAGGTCACCAAGGAACAGGCGGAACAGGAAACATTGGTGGTTACTCTCCACCAGAGGGTGCTAATGGTGGTTCATCTGGCGGTGGCTGTTATGCTGGATCAGGAGGCGGAGGCGGAGGTGCTTGTGGCACAACAGGTTCGTCTGGTGGTTCTGGTGCTAGTCCAGGAGGCGGAGGACCAGGTGGTCCAGGAACTTCTGTAGCTCCTGTATTTGGCCCAACTCAACCTTTTTATGGCACAGATGGTGCAACATTTGCTGGCGGCGGTGCCGGCGGTGGTTATAATGTTAATAGTGGAGGCAGCGGTGGAACTGGCGGAGGCGGTGGTTATAATACATGTGCGGCTGCTAACAAAGGTGCTGGAGGAGGTGCAACAAATGCTTCATGTAGTGCAGGAGGAAATGGTTCAGATGGTAGAGTATTTATAAAAGTACCATCAACTAATGCTTATACAATTTCTGTTACACCTGGTACAAATACAGTAGTTCCTCAACCTGATGGTTCAGTTATTGCAAATTTTAGTGTGAGTGGTTGTTTTATTGTAGAATAAAAATATTTATATAGAAAGAATAAAAAGTGTTTTTGAATAAAAATTCGTTTTGTATTATTCCTAATGCAGTACCAATTCATATTTGTGATAAAATAATTAAATATGGAAATGAACACAAACAAAAAATGGCAGTTACAGGAAATCTAAGTAATAGAAAAAAACCTTTAACACAAAAAGAAATAAAACAATTAAAAAAACACAGAAATTCAAATATTACATTTTTAAATGATTGGTGGATTCAAAGACATATATTTCCAGCTATAAAAGAAGCAAATATTATATCAAATTGGAATTTATCAATTACCGGTCATGAATCTATGCAATTTACTAAATATGATAAAGGACAGTTTTATGATTGGCATTATGATTGTTGGATTGATCCATATAAAAATAATACTATAAGAAAATTATCTGTAACAGTATGTTTAAGTGATGAAAACGATTTTGAAGGAGGAGATTTAGAATTTGCTTTACAAGATAATAATGCAAAAAAACCTTTAAAAAAAATATATAGAATTTGTAAAGAAGTTAGAAAAAAAGGTTCTTTAGTTGTTTTTCCATCTTTTTTATGGCATAGAGTAACACCTGTTATAAAAGGAACAAGGTATAGTTTAGTTATTTGGAGTACAGGAGAACCATACAAATGAAGAAAGAATATCCTAAAACATTAAAAAGAAATGATTTATTTCCTACACCCATATGGCATGAAGATTGCCCAGAATTTGTTGATGAATTAAATAAAGCATCTGACCCACATATTAAAGATGCTAAAAAAAGAATGAAAAAAGAAATTGATAATAGAAATAAAAAATTTGGTAATAAAAAAGATATGGGTTTTGTATATCATTCTAATTCTTTAATAAGTGATAAAAAGTTTGAAAAATTATTTAATTATATAGGTGCAACGTCTAATAATTTATTATTAGAAATGGGATTTGATTTAACAAATTATCAAGTATTTATAACAGAAGCTTGGGTTCAAGAATTTGCTGAAAGCGGAGGTGGTCATCATATGTTACATACACATTGGAATGGACATATATCAGGTTTTTATTTTTTAAAAGGTAGTGAAAAAACTTCTAGACCTTATTTTGATGATCCAAGATCAGGAAACATGATGAATTTATTGCCAGAGAAAGATAAAACTTTAGTTACATATTCTACAAGTCAAATTAATTATGAACCAAGACCAGGAAGAATTATGTTTTTTCCATCTCATCTACCACATTTATTTAGTGTAGATAATGGTTATGAACCTTTTAGATTTATACATTTTAATTGCCAAGCTATACCAAAAAGTGTTTTGAAATAATGTCTTTTAAAAAAAACAATTATAAAATAGTTAGAAATGCAATCTCACAAGAATTATGTTATTTTTTATACACATATGTCAATCTTAAGAAAAAAGTTTTTGATATATTAAGTCAAACAAATTACATATCTAAATATAACGATGATTATGGGTTACACCATGATCCACAAGTACCTGACGCTTATTATACTCATTATGCAGATATAGCTATGGAAAATCTTTTAAATTTATTAAGACCCATAATGGAAAAACATACTAAATTAAAATTAGTAGAGACATATTCTTATTTAAGAATTTATAAAAAAGGTAATGAATTAAAAAGACATAAAGATAGAGAAGCTTGTCAAATCTCTTGTACTTTAAATTTAGGAGGCGATATTTGGCCTATATTTGTAGAACCATCTGGAAAAATTAATAAAAAAGGTAAAAAAATAATTCTTTATCCAGGAGATTTAATGATATATAAAGGATTTAAAATTGAACATTGGAGAGAACCATTTGAAGGCAACATTTGTTCGCAAGTATTTTTACATTATAATGATGTTAATAGTAATTATAAAGAAAAATACAAATTCGATCAAAGACCTTTTATTGGATTGCCAAATGATTTCAAAAATGTTAAAATAAACTTTAACAGGTAAATTAATATGGCTAAATTTGCAGAAATAAAACAAGTTCCCGATGAATTTGATCCATCTAAAAATGTTTGGAGAGTTCAAAGAGTAGTTACAGTTTGTAATTCTATTGTCTCACATAATGGAGACGTTGCTGGTGAAGAATGGTGTAAAAATTTTTTTAAAGGTGGAACTTGGAAACAAACATCATATAATACTAGAAATGGAATTTATTATACACCAAATGAAAATTCACATATAAAAATTCAAGATTCAGATCAAACTAAAGCATTTAGAAATACTTACGCTGGAATAAATTATGTATATGATTTTGAACATGATGTTTTTTATTATAAGCAGCCTTATGCAAGTTGGACTTTAAATACTACAAATTATCAATGGGAAGCACCTATACCAACACCAACAATTAAAAAATATATTAATTCAGAAAATAATGAAATACAACATAATATAACTTGGGACGAAACTAATCAAAAATGGTTATCAACTTGTATGGAAAATAGAAATTGGGAATGGAATACAAGTACATCTCAATGGGACGAAATTCTTTAGAAAACTTTAAAAGTTATTTAGAAAACATAGAGTATCCTAAATTTAAAACTTCTTGGGGTATATCTGGAAGTATAAAAGGACACAATGCTTTTTATAAATTTGATATTAGTCCAATTTGTAAATTTAAAAAAGGAATAGGAAAGTTACTTTCTCCTACTTCAAGAGCAGATAAAATAGTTTTTGAAAATGATAAAAATTGGTTAATATTAGATATAGAAGAAATTAGAAATTATTGTGGTAAAAAAAACGTTGTTTCAATTGATGATTTGATATCTAATCTAGAATGGAATATAGTACTACCAAAATAATAAAAAGCATATATAATGAGGTGCTATGCTTCAGAAAATACAATTTAAGCCAGGGTTTAACAAACAAGCTACAGAGACCGGAGCTGAAGGTCAATGGGTAGATGGGGATAATGTACGTTTTAGATATGGTCAACCTGAAAAAATAGGTGGTTGGCAACAATTAGTAGACAATACAATAGCAGGTCCAGTAAGAGCTCAACACACTTGGACAGATTTAACAGGTAAAAAGTATGCAGCTTTAGGAACAGCTAAAGTTTTAGTTGTTTATTATGAAGGCGCTTTTTATGATATTACACCTATTAATGCAGATCAAACAGGTATTACATTTGATTCAACTACAGGTTCCGCAACAGTTACAGTTAACCTAACTGGACATGGTTTATTAGAAGGAGATTATTTTAAATTTAAATCTGTAACATTACCTGGTGGAGGAGTTACAGATTACACAACAGGTGATTTTACAACCAATGTATTTGAAGTTATCAGTGTTCCAACAGGAAATACTTTTACAATTACCATGCCATCAAATGAAACTGGCACAGGAATGTCGGCTCAAGGTTCAGCAACATTAAATTCATATATTACAGTTGGTCCAGTATTTCAAACTCCTGCTTATGGTTGGGGTACAGATACTTGGTCATCAGGTGCATGGGGGGAAGAATCTTCTACAACAAATGTAACACTAGACCCTGGTTCATGGTCCTTAGATAATTATGGTCAGTTACTTGTTGCAACAGTTAGAAATGGTGCAACATATACATGGAATCCAGGAACAGCTGGAGCTTTAGAAACTAGAGCTGCTGTTGTATCAGGAGCTCCTACAAAATCATTAATGAGTCTAGTATCTGATAGAGATAGACATTTGTTTTTAATGGGAACACAAACAGATTTAGCAGATTCAACATCACAAAATAAAATGTTTATTAGATTTTCAAATCAAGAGGATATCAATACATGGCAACCTACAGCAACTAATACTGCAGGTACATTTTTAATTGACCAAGGTAATGAAATTATAACAGCGGTTCAAGGTAAGGATTATGTATTAGTACTCACGGATCAAGCAGCTTATGTATTACAATTCGTTGGTCCACCTTTTACATTTAGTATTAGACAAGTAGGAAGTAACTGTGGATGTTTAGGTCAACATGCAGCAGTCTTTGCACAAGGGGCTGTCTTTTGGATGGGGTTTGGTGGAGGCTTCTTTATGTATGATGGTACTGTAAAACAATTACCATCATTAGTTGAAGACTTTGTATTCACGACTCAAGGAAACAATTTAGGATATAATGCAGATGCAAATCAAATAGCATATGCTTATCATAATTCATTATATAATGAAGTGGGCTGGTATTATGCAGCCAGTGGTTCAACGCAAATAAATAGAAATGTTGTATTTAATTTTTTAGAACAGACTTGGACAACTGGATCATTAGCTAGAACCGCATACTCAGATAATCATACTTATGCTTTACCTTATGCTTCACAATTTACTACAAATGGTACTCCAAGTTTTCCAACAATAAATGGTGTAACAAATACATTTGGATCTTCTAAATTTTGGGCTCATGAGGTAGGAGTAAATGAAGTAGACGCTAATGGTGTTTCAACAGCAATTACTTCTTACATACAATCAGGAGACTATGATTTAGATGCACAACAAGGAATGGCGGGAGATGGTGAAAATATAATGAGAGTATCGAGATTTATACCTGACTTTAAAAACTTATCCGGTAATGCAAAAGTTACTATGTTTTTTAGAAACTATCCTAATCAAGCCGAACAATCCGATTCCAATGGTCCATTGATTACTGGTCCATTCACTTGCAATAGCACTACAACTTATGTTAGTACTAGGGTAAGAGGACGACAAGTAAGTTTAAAAATAGAGAATGATGCAGTAGGTGAATCTTGGAGATATGGAACTTTAAGATTAGATATAGCTGCAGGAGGTAGAAGATAATGGCAAAGATTACAGCAGTAATACCGGAACCTACTCAAGAATATGATGAGTCTAATCAAAGACAATTAAGAGAAGGTTTAGATACATTAAAGAATGAATTGAACTTTGGTTATCAAGAAGATTTAAAACAAGAGCTACAAAGATTTACATGGTTTAATATGAGGTTTGGTTGCTAATGAGTTGTAACAATGTAAATACAACAGGATCTACAACTCCATCATCTGCAGAGATAGATTTTTATCTTGCAGTTGCTAAAGGAGATTTTACTGGTTATTCAAATGTAAGTAAATTTGGAATTAACCCTACAGTTGGATCTGGTGGTTTTGAATCTATGTGGGAAGGAAGTAACTTATATCCTTGGCCAACTGCCAATGCAACTTTAAGTGTTGTTAGTGCTTCTGCAAATGATGCATCGGGTGGAACAGGTGCAAGAACTGTAGAAATACAAGGATTAGATTCCAGTTGGAATTTATTAACTGAAACGGTAACCATGAATGGTACAACACCTGTTGTAACAACAGGATCTTTTTTAAGAGTATTTAGAGCAAGAGTGGTCACAGCAGGTTCTCTAAAATCTAACGCTGCTCAAATTACAATGTCTTCTGGTGGTACTGCATTAGCTTATATAAGCTATGACACGATTGGTATGGGTCAAACTTTAATGGCGGTATATACTATACCCGCTGGAAAAACAGGTTATATTATAAATTTAAATGTATCTTCTTCTAAAGATAGTGAACATAGATTTAGATTTATGACAAGAGATAATGCAGTTACTGATGCCGCTTGGAATGTAAAAGAATATATGTCTGCAAGAGGAGGTTTTAGTAGCTGGAGAAAATATGCAATAAACAAAGTAACAGAAAAAACAGATATAGATTTACAAGTTATTTCTAATTCTACGTCTGCAGCATCAGGAGGTTTTGAGTTAATACTCATTGATAATTAATGGCAAACTTTTATAAAAATTCTTTTTATGATCCGAGCACAACAGATGCTGTAACTTTATATACAGCTCCTACTAATGCTAATGCGATTGTACAAAATATACAAATAACTAATCAATCTGGATCTAAAAATGTAACTGCTAGAGTTACAGATTTTTCTGCATCTACTTCTTATATTGTGGCATATGCTGCAGTAACTGGACCTACTATATGTAATATAGCTAAAGGACCAATTATTTTAGAAGAAAGTGATTCTATATCTCTTGAATCTACTGATACATCTGCTATAAGTGCTACCATAGCACTGTTAGAAATTAGCAGAGATGATCAGAATGGATAAAGTAATTAAAATAGAAACAGAAACAAAACAAACTTTTAGAAGTAAGTCTACTAACAAAACTTATGACACTAAAGAAGAGTTTTTAAAGTTTCACCAAGAAGATGATTTAGCAGTGGATACTGCTGTTACAGTAACTAATAAAGGATTAGACTTATTACAAAAAGTGATGGGAAGAAAGTAATTATGCAAGCACCACGAGGTGGTACCGAGTTACAGTTTGAGTATTTAAGAAAATATGTTGATTCAAAGTTATTGGATCAAGTACAAATATGTACATCCGTACCTGAAAAAATTTCACTACATCCAACAAAGATGAATATACTTTGGCAAAAGAATTCATATGATCAACCGAATCTTGCGCCATGGTTCAAGGATAAATTGAATCATTCTAAATATGATTGGTATGTATTTAATTCACATTGGAACTTTGAAAAATTTAGAATGTTATTTGATATACCAACAGAGAAATGTTTAGTAATAAAAAATGGTATTGATAATATTAAACCTAGAGATTTAAATCAAAAGAAAGATAAGATAAAACTTATATTTCATCCAACCCCTTGGAGAGGATTAAATGTTATGTTAGCAGCAATGCAATATATTAAAAATCCTAAAATTGAATTAGATGTTTATTCATCTTGTGAAGTATATGGTCAATCTTTTAAAGATGCTAATGATAAGCAATGGCAAGGTCTTTATGATCAAGCAAAACAATTACCTAATGTAAATTATATTGGTTATAAGCCTAATGAATATATCAAAGAACATTTACATGAATATGATATATTTGCTTATCCAAATATATGGGAAGAGACTTTTTGTATATCTGCTTTAGAAGCAATGGCAGCCGGTCTATATACTATTACAACTAACTTTGGTGCATTATATGAAACTTGTGCTGAATTTAGTTCTTACATTCCTTATCAAAAAAACTATTTAAACTTAGCTCAAAACTTTGCTTTTGCAATTGAGTCTGTTGCAAATAGATTAGATGCTGAAGGTGTTAAAAAACATTTACAAATGCAAATTGATTATGTGAATCAATATTACAGTTGGAATAAACAAGGCTCAGCCTGGACAAGATTTTTGAAAGGAGCACTAGATGCAAGATCCAAGTAAACCAATATGGGTAAATAAACCACAAACAAAAAGTACTAATGCACCTGTTATATTTGTAGCAACTCCAGTTCATAGTGAAGTTTCTATTCATTACACTCAATCACTATTAAAGTTTCAACAAGACTGTTTAAATTCAGGAATATTAGTTTCTTTTTCGTTATTAAAATCATCATTAGTTACTCAAGGAAGAAATCTATGTGTTTCTAATTTTTTAGAAGAATGTAAAAAAACACCTTATACTCATTTTTTATTTATTGATTCCGACATTGAATTTACATTTCAAACTATTATGAAAATGGTTGCTGCAGATAAAGATATTATAGCTGCACCTTATCCATTAAAACATGTAGATTGGGATAAAATTGCTAATCGAATAAAGACTCGAAATATTGAAGATGGAGATACTATGTCAAAACATGGTTTTACATGGCCTATTAAAATGGAGAATAGAGAACAGATTAATGTTATTAATGGTGTAGCAGAAGTATCTCACGCCCCAACTGGATGTATGTTAATCAAAAGAGACATATTTTATAAAATGATAGAGGCTTTTCCAGATAAAAAAATCAATCAACCTACTATTATTAATGGTAAGCAAGTTGAAAAAGAATTTATGTATAATTTCTTTGATTGTTATCATGAGCCCGAAACTAAACGATACTATGGTGAAGACTTTGGCTTCTGTAAAAGATGGACTGAAATAGGAGGTAAATGTCACATTTTAGTTGATGAATATATCACGCATGTAGGTGAATATAAGTATACTGGTCGTTTGTTAGATGATTTGAGCTTTACTAAAAAGATTGACTAGTCTATAAAAACCTAGTAAATTACTAGCTTTCAGGTATCATTCCCTGCTTATTTATATTATAAACTATTAAACTATGGCAATATCTAGAATGCAGATGAACAGACAATTATACGCAGGAGGTGGTATCATGGATGTCACTCCTAGAGAAAAATTTGGTTTAGGAAGCTCACTTAAAAAATTTGTAAGAAAAATTATACCTAATGAAGTAGCTGATATTGCTACTAAGGCAGCTCCTTTTGTAGCTCCATTCAATCCATTACTTGCAGCAGGTATGGCTGGTATAGGTGGGTTTGATCAAACAGGTAGTATTAGTAAATCACTAAGATCCGGTGCCTTGACTTATGGTTTAGGAAATTTAGCTAGAGTAGTAGGTGGTGCAGGACCACAATTTGGATTAAAGGCTCAAGGAGCAGGGACCGGGTTTGGTAGTTACTTTACTTCACCTATGTCTGGTCAACAATTGTTTGGTGCTCAAGCACCTGTTGTAGATTCAGGAGCTACAGTTCAATCTTTAGACGAGATAGTTGGACCAGGTGGAGGTATTGAAGAATATTTATATAAAACAGATCCAAGTAAATTAACTTTAGGTCAACAGGCAGATATAATTGCACAACAAGTTAGTGGCGGTACACCTAAGACAGGCTATTCAGATATTCTTGGAAGAATAGTTGGTAAAGGTTCAACACTTGGTGAAAGAGCACAAGCGATAAAAGAACTAGGTGGTAAGGCATTAAAAGATATTTACACAACTGATCAAGGCAAATTAGATAAGACTGCATTATTCGCTACTGCTGCTGGTGCGGGTTCTTACATAGAAGCTAAAAAATTACTCGATGATGCAGGAGAGGATACAGGAGGATATACAGAAGAAATGTATGAAGCAGATAAAGCTAAATATATGGAGAAGTATAGAGAATTATTAAACCCAGAACAATTTTATGCAACAGGTGGTAGAGTTAAACTAGAAACAGGTGGAATACCTAGCATCATGTTAGCAAAAAAAGAATATAACTTTATGGACTTAATTGATAAAGAAGGTGAAGATGAATATTACGAAAAGAAGGCAGAAGAATTAGATCGTAAATACAATCCTGAAAGATACAAACAAATTTTACCAAAAGAAAAACCTATGGATAAATATATGTTAGATGAAGTTATGAGTGAAAGAGGTATGAGAACTTTATCAGAAGGAACTAGAGATGATGCTATGAAAATGTATGCAGAAAGAGCATATAAAAAAGGACAAATATCTGAAGATGAATATAGAGAGATTATGGGTTTTAAAGTAGGTGGTAGGGTTGGATACAAGGTTGGAACGACTCCAGTTTATTTAAAAGATTCTTTATTTAAAGATAAAGACTACCTTTCTGCTATGAAAAGCACTGATGAAATTGAAGGAATTTTAAAAGCGCTTTTAGATGAAAAAAGAATTCCTACAGAAAAAGAATATAAAAAAGGAGTTTCATCATATAGCGATGCACGAAATAAAATAGATAAATTTACAGAAAAATATCAAGATAAGATAGATAGCTATGATTTAAATAAAGCAGATCCTAAAGATAGATTTCCTATGGAAGTTTTAGTTTTAGAAAAAATGATAGAAGATAGAGGTAATGAAATAGATAAAATGGATACGGATGTAGGTGAAATGATTAATAAAATGATTCAATATAAAAACGATAATAGAGTAACCAGAAAACTAGGTTCACCAGAAAAAGGCGAGGAAGGTATTGTATCTTTAGATGTAGATATGGGTGATGATGAAGATAATATGATGATGGCTGATGCACCTGGTATTACTTTTACTACATCAGAAAAAAGTTACTTATTTAAAACTTTAGCTGGACAAGGTGGATCTGATAGATCTTTTAC